TTCCAATACATCTTGACAGAATCCAAAAGCATCCGTATAGTAAAGGTAGGTGGTCACGACATCCACCTACCTTTCTCATTAACTTATCATAGAAGATCTCAATTTACAGACTTTTTTTCATACTCTCGGTAAAATACCGTATACCCTAAGAGAGTAAAAGTCGTTTCATTCTATAAATCCATATTCCGTTCTCTATTACGACCGCTTTTCAAATTTGGAAAGCACTTTTATAGTCGTTTTCAACTCATTTTTCGCTTCCCTAATTTGGGTGGCAAGTATTGTAATCAACATCCTCCAGAAGAACGGTGTTTTCGCCCTTCAGCATGTCAATGGTCTGACCATTGCTTGCCTTTTTCTGTGCGGCTAATAAGGCAGATATGCTTTGCTGTGTCAACAGAAACAATATAGTCTTGAAGCTCTCTAATCTGCACACCGCCGTTGTTTTGAACCTCCGGAGGTGTAAGTACGCTGGTCATTTCATCACTTCCAAAGTAAATCATATAAATCTGTTGCTGCCTACCGCCTTTTGAGTTTTTGTCATTTTTGACGATAACCTCTAAAATAGTCCATTTTATTGAAAAAACCGTACTTACACATCCTTGAAAACCACTTTGCGAATTCAGTTCTAATCTCCAATCCCTCATGCAAATCTGCTTTGCCATGTCTACAGTGATTTCATAGTCTATTGATGGTCTTCCGCCGATTTCTGAGGTTTTACTCTTTTTTGAGTAACCAATATGTAATCCGCATTTTCTCAAACTCTACAGCGTTTCCATTTTTGGAATCGCTCCACATAACCGTATAATCGTTTTCAGTTAAACCATTCTCACACATACGGTCAAACCATGTCGTGAAGTTGCTCTTGATTTCCAGTCCATCATGTAACTCTCTTACTTGCCTCTTTATTCCATTTTGGGAAAAAAGTATTTTTTGGCTGCCGAATTTTCGGCCGTGAAATCCGTCAGGTATGCCCGGAGATATAGCCACCATTTTTGCGGACAGAGGGAAGGACTTCATCAAATACCTACCTGGGTTCTGCGGATGAGGTATATAACGTTTCGTTACCCACCTGCAATGAATACCGCTGAAAATTCAGCTGTACTCAATTGTTCCTTTAGAAGGTCGATTGATTGCAATACATTCCTGGGTTCTGCGGATGAGGTATTCCCTGTTTTAGGGTATACCTACAATGCATTGAAACTGCATTGGCAGGTTTTTCATATCCCAATGCTTTGGTAATATCGCTTGCCACAAAATAAGCCTTACCTTCAATCTCTACTGTCCTAACTCATTCCAGTATTGTCCAGGCCTAACAAATCGTTTTCCACCTACTCTAGCCCCCTTGACTCACACTCATCTAAGGTAGGACTGTTTCACTGCCCCCTCGGATTGTCATAAAATTATACCTCATTTTTGACCTGGGCTTTTTTTGTATGCATTTTAGTGCATTTTGTGCATTCGTCAACGTATATGTGCCTATAGTTGATACCGTCAGAGGGATAGCGTTTAGTTTAGTCTATTCTTTTTTTGTGCGCACTTTTGCGCAGTTTCAAACTATGATATCATAAAGCATTATCTGATTGTCCTGGGGTAGAAAAATACTGACCCGGTATTTCACCGCCCCAGGCCAGTACCATTATCTTAATCAGCTTTGCATAACCCAGCGACAAGAGTAATTCTAACGTGCCTGTCCCACCGACACGTTACGATAAGTTGGTGATATCACTGTTTTTCTTGCTCTAATGCTTTAAGAATAAGATTAGCCGAATAGAATATAGCATTCGCCTCCTTTGCCGTTATTTCTCCATTGACGACCCAATTATTGACGCGGGCCAGTGAGCGCCGTACCTCTGCCGGGGTATTCCATCGTAATTTCTTCTTTACTCCCGCCTCCTGTTGTTTCATAAGATGGGCGAGTCGATACCTCTCTGCAATGTTATTCATGCCTTGTTTTCCTCCAGGTCTAAAATATGTATATCCTCTTTTGGTGGGTACAACTCTGCAATTTGTCGCAATTGCTTATATACCGTTTCTTTACTCTTTGACAGTACTCGAATATCGCTTGCTTCATACCTTGCGCGCTCCTTTCCTTTCTGTCTCAGCAGCAACATACCCTCATATTTATCTTGTTCTTCCAGGCGGGTGACTGTTGCCAGTATAGTAAAATATTGTACTGTTTTCCCGGCCTTTATCAAATTATTTTGCATGTTATCACCTCGAATTTTGCTATATAGTTTTCTCTCTTATCCGCACATAATAAGGTATTCCCATTGAGTGACCCCCTGCCAACACCGATAAGCCTATTACAGCATCCATTCATAATATAAGAATTACCCTATACAACGAACCAGAATGCCCTTTCCTTCTATTTTAACTAACTATGCGGGAATTTCTCCGTATCCTCCTATCCCTCGGTATTATAGGCGCTTTCCCTTCCAGCAGCAGACTAAACAATGCTAATGTCTTTCTGCGGTATGCGTAAAAATCATCACGTTTAGCGGGAATATACGATTTAATATAAATACGGTCATACCCCTTTTTTTGTGTGAGAGATTCAATAATAAATGTAGATAGCCCTGGATTACTTAAATCAGCCGCCTTGCATATTAAGCCTTTATTTTCTTCCAGTCTGGCAAGTTCCACTAATTCAGCCGCCCGGCTGCAATCTATTCCGTAATCGCTTAAACTCTTGTCCCTTGTCCTCATTGCTTATACACCATCCTTCTGATATAATTAAAGCAATGTGACTTTCCCGCTGCCATCACCCATTTAAAAACGACAGCGGGATTTTTTATACACTTCCTTCCGTTACCATTCTTACACCAACACGATTTTTCTCATTATCACCGAATTTAACTATAAGCTGACCAAACTTTGTACCATCAAGCACCATTTCTGCTGAAACAATTCTAGCGCCATTGGAAATATTACTTTCTGCCAGTGCTTCCTTAAATGCCTGTTTCATCGTGGATAAAGGAGAAACAACTTCTGGCTCCCGTTTGTTATCTCCCAGGATAGCTGCAAACTCTCCAGCCCTGGGCGGTACTACGGTTCCTGTGGCAAGACGGGGCATTCTATATGGTACTGCTGCATAGGCAGAGGCCGGATAACTGGTTTTGCCTGATAGGTTCAAATTAGGAATGGTAGGTATTGCAATTCCCACCTTATCCATTACCCTATTGATTGCTTCGATAATTTTGTTTATCCCGGATATCACCGAATTTACCATGCCCTCGATACCTGAAACAATCTTCGCTATCGTATTCTTTATTACCGTCACAATACTGTTCCATATTTCGGTAGTCTTATTCATTACAGAATCCCACACTGATTCTATGGCCCGTCCGATTCCTTCAAATATGTTCTGTGCATCTCCTTTTAAAGCATTCCATAATCCCTTGACGGTACTGGAAATACGCTTCCATGCTTCCTCTACCGCCCCTAAAAAGCCGTTTAGCGCCGTTTTTATGATTGCGCCAATACTTTCTAACCCTCCACTAATAAAATCGCCTAGTGACGTTATCAGACCTTCCACAAGGCCCATTATTGCATCAATAACGCCTCCAAATATTTCCTTGATACCTTCCCATGCTTTTTCCCAATCTCCAGAAAATACACCTGTCAGGAAATCTATAATTCCAGAAAAGGCCGTTATCAGCCCGTCCAAAACAGATGCCGCCGTGTCAATCAGGTTAAGCAGGTACGTGCCTATTGTCTCCAGTATAGGGGCAACAACGGGCAGTATGTTGGAAGATATCCAACTAAGTAAAGGCTTTAAATATTCATCCCATATTACCTTGATTAAATCTGCAACTTTCCCTATCAGCTCAATGATTTTATTAATAAGCGGCTGTATCGTACCTTCATATACTTCTGAGAATTTATCTGCCAGTTTTTGAAGGGTTGGGGCAATGTACTTGTTATAACCATCCAGTAGATTCCCCAGGATTTCAGTTAGCCCATTCTTAATAGATTCAAACAGCGGAGCAATATGCTCGTCATACATCTTGTTTAAATTCTCGAACGTCTCAGTTATGCCCTGTGAAATAGAATCAAGGACGGTTTTTATTGGCTCCATCGTATTTGTAAGTGCTTCTTTTATCTTATCTTTGTTCTCTACAAACGGGGTAAGAATCGTGTCCAACACATCTCTGAACAACTTTGCTGACAATTCAGTAATTCCCATGAATATATCTACATAGATTGCTATAATATCAGCCGTGATTTGCTTTGCCGTATCGCTTCTAAACACTGAAAAAATATCCGCTATCGCCACCGCAAAATCAGCGCCTATGGTACTGATTTCTGATGTGATATCAAACATACTTATCAGATAACCCTTGATTCTGTCTTTTGCACTTTCAAGATATAATGCTATTCCCCCTGTCAGATTATCAGCTATTGTCAGTCCAACACCGGAAAACGCCCCGGCAGTTCTTCCCAGGTTGTAGGAAATAGTATCCAACATGGTATTAAAGGCCGACATAACGCCCTGGTCCGTAAAAATATCTTTCAGACTATCGCCAATACTTGCTATGCTTGTCTTTATTGAATCCAGGACAGGTTTGTAATCCCCCAGCCCTTGCCAGAACCCCGATTGAAAGATTCCCCCTATCTCAATTAGCCTTTGTTTGATTGCCTCCAAGGTTTCCATGACATTATTTAAAAACGGTGATTCCGTCTGCTGTTCATCAGGGGACAGGCCCGGCGGCATTATACTGCTATCTCCTGTATTTTCAGAACCTTCCTCTGCATCACGCCGAATCTGTATCAGGTTATCAAAGGGTGCTAATGATTTCTTTACCTGTTTGCCCGCGTCCTTTACTCCATCTGCAAAGCCCTCCGCACCATCAGCCGCGCCCTCATATCCAGCCTGTACCTCTGCCATTTCACCAGCCGCTTGTGCAGCTCCGCTATTTACAGACTTCTTACCCATTACCGTTTCCGTGAAATTCTTAAATGCCGTGGTTGCTGTTGACAACCGTTCAAGGAATACATTTATGGCCTTTATAATAGGCGTAAACAGGTTTATAAGCCCTTGTCCAATCGTAGCCTTTAAAGACTGCATCCTTAACTGAAAAATCCTTACCTGATTGGCCCATGAATCCGATGTGCGGGCAAAATCACCGCTTGCCGCTGAAAGCTGGTTCTGTACAAATTGCAAGCGTAAGGCAACCTTTTCCTGCTCCGTCATTTTATTAGTGGTTTTTCCGAAACCATTTGCAAGGGCATATTGGTCTAATGCACTTTGCGTCATGACAACGCCTAATTCCTTAAGCGATTCCGTCTCGCCCGTGAACACGGATTTCAATTTTGTATATGCTTCTTCCTGCGACAGATTATAGAAACTTGCGACATCACCCGTTAACCCGGTTAATGCCGTAGCCATATCATAGGCCGCGCTTTCTGAATAACCAAAAGATTTAGACATTGCTCCGAACGTACCGACATATTTTTTCGCCATCGTCTCAGAAAGCCCAAAGGAATCAGCCGCCGCCTTTGCGAAATCATCCACCTGTTTTGTCATGCTGGGAAAAGTCACATCTACAACGTTTTGTACCTCTGCCAAATCGGACCCCAGTTCCAAACATTCTTTACCGAACTGCACAATCTGCTTTATCGCAAAAGCGGTAATAATGGCCTTACCGATGCCTTTCACTATGCCACCCAGCTTTGTCATGGAGCCTTTAATTTCTGATATACCACGCTGCATCCCATCTGAATTGATTTTTGTATCAATAACAATATTTCCATCTGCTTTCAATATCCCAGTTCCTCACTTCCTAAGAGACAGAATCGAGTAGGAGGAAGGCGATTATTTCGCCTTCCGACCTCTCACACCACCGTACGTACCGTTCGGTATACGGCGGTTCAATCAACTTAACATGTAACAGCCTTTTCGGCGTAGTAGTCTTCCATGGATACAAGACCAAACTTAGCTAGTACAGCATTGCCAAAATAATAATGAATAGACGTTGCTTTTTTATTGTAGTCGGTGCATAATAATTCTATCACTAAAGAATGGATGTGTTATTATGCGAAGGAAAACAATTGATACTATCCCGGTTTTATCTGATGCCATGAAAAACATATTATCTGCTTTTTCAAAAAGCCGCTCCCTTCCGTCAGGACTGGTCAAAAGAGCCAGCATTGTCC